GAAGATGTGGTAGCAGGGAATGTAGATAAATTAAAGAAGAGATATCCTGGTGGAGAGTTTAATGTCTACCAGTCAGAAAATCGTAGAGAAGGTGATTTATAATGACTGCATTTAATCCTAAGAACTTTGATCCTAAAACAGGTGCACCTAAAAATCCTCCTACGAAAGAAGAAATGTTTCGTATGTTTAGGGATCGTCTTTTAAAAGATTTACAAACAGATTCTTATCGTAAAGGAGATTATACTCTTTCTTCTGGTAAGAAGACAGATCATTATGTGAATTGTAAACCAGTTACATTATCTGGAGAAGGTAGTATTTTAGTAGGAACACTTCTTCTTGATTTGGTTGAAGATGAAACTTTAGCAGTAGCAGGTCTTACATTAGGTGCTGATCCTTTAGTAACATCTGTTGCAATGACTTCTTGGTTAGACAATACCAAAAGAACTAAACTCGATGCATTAATTATTCGTAAAGAAGTAAAAGATCATGGTACAACTTCTCAAATTGAAGGTATGTTACCAGTTCAAGGATGTAAAATATGTGTTTTAGAAGATGTAGTTACAACAGGTGAATCTGCAATGAAGGCAGTTAGGGTATTACGTGAAGCTGGATACAAGGTAGAACAAGTTCTTTCTATTGTTGATCGTCAAGAAAATGATGAAGCAGATGACTTATTTGAAAAGGAAAATATTGAATTTGTAAGTTTATTCACTCTAGATGATCTTTCATACTAATGAATTATGGTGTAGACATAGAAGCAGGAGATGCTTTTGTTGAAAAACTAAAAGAGAAAGCACCAACCATTGGTGGGTTTGGTGGTATGTTTAAGGTTCCTCGTGGATATGAGGAACCTATTTTGGTATCTGGTACTGATGGTGTTGGAACTAAAATTAATATATGCAGAGTTGCTAATGATTATACAACTATAGGCCAAGACTTAGTTGCTATGTGTGTGAATGATATAATCACATGTGGTGCTAAACCATTGTATTTTTTAGATTATGTTTCCACTCAAAAGATAGATGATAATCTTGCTGATATTATGGTGGGTATTCTTAAGGGATGTGAGATTGCAGGAATGGAACTTATAGGTGGAGAGACTGCCGAACATACTAGACAAAATGAATATGATCTTGCAGGATTTTGTACAGGTATTGTAGAGAAGACTGAACTTATAGATGGTAAACTTATTCAAGCAGGTGATAAGATAATTGGTTTACCTAGTAGTGGATTTCATAGTAATGGATATACTTTAATCAATGATATGTTATGGAGACAGAAGATATATTATAAGGATATGCCTGAGTTACTTACACCTACTACAATCTATGCACCATTGATTATGAAACTTTTAGAAGAGTTTCCAATAGTTGGAATGGCCCATATAACTGGTGGTGGATTACTTAGCAATGTATCAAGATGTATTCCAGAAGGATTAAAAGCAGATATAAATTATAACTCTTGGAACTTACCTGAGATATTCCAAAAGATTATGTTAGCAGGTGAGATTCCAGAGGAAGAAATGAAGAGGGTATTTAATCTAGGTATAGGATATTGCTTAATTGTTCCAGACGAAGTAGTATCAGATATCCAAAATACAATTGAAGAATCATGGGTGATTGGTGAGGTCACACATATATAATATAGTATCAAAAGTTACGATGAGAGATCAATTAATCAGAGCACTTTTAGCACACGCTAATGGAGACATTCAAAAACACGTTGCAAACGTAGAGGTTTATTTAACTAACCCTGCAGGTATCGGTGAGCATTCTGATATTACAGAAGCAATCGAAACTGAATTAAATATAATTGCTAAGTATCAAGACCAGATTGACGTAATAAATAAATACTTCAAAAAGTAGTTGAGATATGGCTAAGAAGAAAACTAGCAAAGATGTTTCTTCGGCAACAATGACTCGTATGCAAGAGCTAGGCTCTGCATGGGTTTTTAAAAGAGCTATTCAAGATAACATTGTATTTAAGAGTGCTAATGATATCGTTAATGATAGTGTAACATATAAAGAGTTAATTAAGATATGGAAAACTGTTGGTAAGTGTGAATGGGAAGATGATATTGATGGTGAGTGGGTAATTAATTTTTATAAACAAACAGCAATACTTTTAAAGAAAATAGGAAAACCAAATTTTACAGAGTTTTCTCGTGATGGTGGCCCTAAACCAGCATATATTTTACCTGGTAGTAAAGGTGGTGTAACCTTTATGGATTGGGTTACTGATTTAGTTAAAGAGGAATTTGATATAGGACAAAAAGATAATTGGAACCCTGCTGATATTTGGTTAATACAAGATGAGAAGAAGTGGAAGAAAAAAATCATGGAATCTTTCAGTAATAAGAAAGATCCAACTGCCTCTATAGAATCTGAATTAGCAAAACTCAATTCTATTTTTAGAGCTCTTTTTAAAACAAAACAAATAATGGGGATCTCACTAAAGAAAATTGGTGGGGGTTCTGCATCATGGAAAGAAGTTAATGTAAGTGGGTCGTTCTTTAAAAACCTTAAGGCTACTAAAATGTCACTTCATAGTGCAAAGTGTCTTTTAGGAACAAAAAAAATTGATCCTGATAAAGCAAAGAAAGATATTGAAAGAGGAAAAAAACGTGGATCACCAGGTGCAGCTACTTTAACTCAAGATACAATTATAACTATTAAAGATCCTGGTATTGTTAATGGAAAACAAACTGAATTCAAAGTTCAAATTAAAGCAAATGATTCTACAAAATTTAGTAATTTAAAATGGGAACCAACTATTGTAGGTAAAGGTGCAGCAAGATTGGGTAAAGCAACGGTAGAATTGGTATTGGATTTGATGAAAGTTTATGGTATAATGAAATCATATGAGCCAAACAATAAAGCATTCCCAAGAAATAAAACTGAGTTTAGAGATGTCGAAGATGATTATAGAAAAATCATTGACGAATTAATTATGGATAGGTTTGTAGATCTTGGAAAGGTTGATGTAGAAACTGCTATAATTAATATAAAAGAAACCTATGATGTTAATAGAGGCCAACCTTGGGTTGCAGTATCTAAATTACAACAACTTAGATTTTTATATGCTTTAATGACTCTACCACAAAATAAAAGAGATGATTTTTGTACTTCTTTAATTTTTACTGCAGAGAAAGCAGGTAAAAGATATGGCCCTTATGGAAAGATATTCTAATGAAATCTGAATTGAAAAATCTTATAAAGACTTTTGAATCTGATCAAGTTGGTCAGCAGAAATTTAATGCTTTCTTACAGTATTGTTTCTATGGTGTTAAGAATCCTAAGAAAAAGACTCATTCTAAAAAGATAATAAATAAATATGATAACTTAAGAACAAGTCTTGTTAAGTATATCCTTGCACATGAAAAAGAGATAAAATTAGAATTAAATAAATGAAATCCTTTTTAAATTTTTTATCTGAATCTGCTACACAACAGGCAGCCCGTATGGGGTTGACTGGTGATGGTCATGGAGGCTGGTATAAAGATGGAGAGTTTGTTGCAAAGACAGAGAAAGGAAGATTAAAGTTTTATAATAAGAGACAGAAAGTAGGTGGTAAAGATCCAGCACAGACTGATAAAGAAAAAAGTTTATCTGGTAAACAACCAGCAGGAGCACAACCACAACCACAGGCACAACCAAAAGGTAAAGTACCTCAACAGGACGTTGCACCTAAGGAACCTATGAAACAAGAGGATGATCCAGATGCACCAGCAAGTCCTGAGAAGTTAATGCCTCCTCAAGTTGAGAAAACAAAAGGAACTTTAACTATTGCATTTGGTAGATTCAATCCACCAACAACAGGACATGAGAAATTATTAGATACTGTTTCTAAATCTTCTGATGATGGTGACTATATTATAGTACCTTCACGCAGTCAGGATAAGAAAAAGAATCCTTTAGATGCTGATCAGAAGGTCGCAGTGATGAGACAGATGTTCCCTAATCATAGTGAGAGAATTGTTAATGATTCTCAGAATAGAACTATCTTTGATGTATTAAAGAAAGCTCATATGGATGGTTATGCAGGAGTAAGAATTGTAGGTGGTGCTGATAGACAGAAAGAATTTGATAAGTTAGTTAATAATTACAACGGATTACATTATGACTTTGATAAAGTAGAAGTTCGTTCTGCTGGTGATAGAGATCCTGATGCTGAAGATATAACAGGAATGTCTGCATCAAAGCAAAGAAAGTATGCTGCAGAGAATGACTTTGAAAACTTCTTAAAAGGTGTTCCATCAGCAATGAATAAGAAGGTTGCTAAAGAACTCTTTAAAAATATTCGTGCAGGTATGAATATTAAAGAAGGATGGAGTCTTTGGAGAATCGCACCTAAGTTAGACTGGGAGAATTTAAGAGAACATTTTGTAGGTAAAAAGATATATCAAGTTGGTGATTTAGTTGAAAATCTTAACCATGGATTAATTGGTAGGATTATTCGTAGAGGCACAAACTATTTGATTTGTGTTACTGAAGATAATATTATGTTTAAGTCGTGGATCAAGGATGTAACAGAAGCTAAGAAGTACAATAATGATACTAAAATTTCTGGTGTTCCTGCCAATCAACGTGAAATTGGTACCCCTGCATTGCTTAATTATGCTAAGTCAATGGTTCCTGGCCAAGACTGGGGTAAACAATTCATAAATAAATATAGAAAAAAGTAATTGATTTTAAGGATTTCCAATGAGTAAACATATAGTTGAAGAAAATCCCTCTGCACAACCTGCTGCTTCTGGTGCCCAAGGTGCCGATCAGAAGATAAAAAAGCAAGCACGTCAACTTGCGTATGATGTTAGGTATAAAGTAAAGCAAGGATTTAAGGAAGGTCAAAAAGCAGATCCAGTTTCTCTAAAGAGAGCGTATCTTTCTCAACTGGGTAAGTCACCAGCACCTGGCCCTGTTAAGGCAGCTGCTAAGACAATGCTTGTTGGTGAGTCCTACGAATTTGTTGATATTACTGATACTGTAAAGTCTTCTATTTCTGATGTATTGAATAATGTGTTCACTCTTGGTGGTGGTAAGAAAGAAGAAGAAATAGTTGAGGCAGATCTAGGTAAGAAGTTTAAAGTAAGAGTAAAGGATAAGAAGACTGGTAGATCTTACATAAGAATGGCTGATCGTGCAAAGATCTCTGAACTAAGAAAGAATCCTAACATCGCATCTGTTGAGATGACTGGTGGATCAGGTACACCATATGAAGGTGAGAAAAAGAAAGGGGAAGCAACTGCTAGTGTAAAATCAGGTAAAGGTATTCCTGGTGATATAGAAAAGGTTAAGGAAGAATTTATTGCCGAGGTAGGTGAGAAAGAAAATCCTGATGCTAATGGTAAGAAGATTGATGTAATGAAGGGTAAGAACAAAGTTACTATTAACCCTACTCAATCTGAACAGGTTGAACCTGATAAAGATGAAAAACCAAAAATGGATCCAAAGGAGAAAAGAGTTGGTATGATGAAACGTATGATTCTTCAAAAGAAAATGCAAGCAGTTAGATCTGGTGCTGGTGCAGACATAGTTGCACATACTGAATTAGAAGGTGATGTTATTGAAGAAGGTAGTCTTAAGCAAGCAAGAAAAAATATTGGAATGGATCCAAACAAACCTTCCTGTTGGGATGGCTACAAAGCAAAGGGTACAAAAAAGAAGGGCGGTAAGACCGTTCCTAACTGTGTTAAAGAGGAGGAACTCATGGAAAAGAAAGCGAAGAAAGATTATGATGGTGATGGTAAAATTGAATCTGGTAAGGATGAGTACTTTGGATCAAAAGACAAAGCAATCAAAAAGGCCATGAAGAAAGAATCCATGAAGGAAGGTTATGGTAGTAAGAAAAAGAAAAAGAAATCTTATGGCGAGTCTACCAATAAGTTAGGTTTAAAATCTTGGCAGAGTATGCTTGAGGGATCTTATGGTGAGATTGATAGACCTGTTGAAAAGGAAAGTGATACACCAGAAGTAACAGCTGATGTATGTTTTGATGCTGGTGCTGCAATTCCTACAACTATTAAAGGAACTGGAGATCCAAGAGAACTTCCTACTGCAATTAATCTTATGAAGAATAAGTACAGAGCACAAGGTATCATGGCTTCTAAAGAACCTGATGGTAAATTAGTTGAAGGTATGGCTACTCCTGAGTCAGGAACTGGTAAGTATTATAATGAAAAGAAACCTACTGCTATGCAACTTGCTAAAAGAAAAAAGATGGATAAGGTTAAGTCCTTAACTAATCAAGGAAAACATAAAGAAGCAAGTGCATTGTATAAAGAAGGTATTGATGTTATTAAAGACATTTTAACTAAGGAAGTAGTTGATGAAAAGATCAGTGCTTCTGGATACGCTCGTGCTAAGAAGTGGAGAGAAGATCAGGCAAGGGCAAAGGATAAAAAAGAACAGGAACACTATGCTAATAAAGCAAAGACTCACAAGTGGGATGGTGAGAAGTGGAATAAGAGGGAATCTTAATGAAGTCATTTAAAGATTTTATAAGTGAAGAAGGCTATGATCGTATCAAGGATCGCATAGCAATGAGGGGTGGAGATCCTAGTTCACCAAAAAAATCAGATGCAACTACTCGTCCAGTAAGTAAAGAAATCAAAAAGCAAAAAGGTAAAACTGTGCTTCAGAAACAAACAGAGAAGAAGTATGGTAAGGGTGCTACTGCTATGGATGTTGTAAAGGCAAAGATTAAAAAGGGTGAAATATAATGCCAGCAGTTTCTAAGAAACAGCAAAGGTTTTTTGGGATGGTTCGTGCAGCCCAAAAGGGTGAGATGAAAAATCCTTCATCTGAAGTATCAGATGTTGCTAGTGATATTAGTATGAAGGATGCAAAGAAATTTGCAAAGACTAAGCATAAAGGATTGCCTGAAAAAAAAGCAGTAAAAGAGGAGTCTGTCCCTAGAAATTCAATGGGAAAACCTATTAGAATTAAAGATAAAATTAAAGCAGCAAAAGGACAAATTCCTCATAAAGTTACTGAAGCAATTAAGAGAGATGAGTATGGAGATCCAATTGGTGGGCCAAAGATATCTAAAAAACAATTAAAGAAAAACCTTGCAAGTAATGAGAAGGATGAAAAGATTGTTCATAGTGAAGGTGCAGCATGGACAAAGAAATCAGGTAAGAATAAAGAAGGTGGTTTAAATGAGAAAGGTAGGAAGTCTTACGAACGTGAGAATCCTGGTTCAGATTTAAAAGCACCAAGTAAGAAGAAAGGTAATAAGAGAAGAGCATCATTCTGTGCTCGTATGAAGGGAATGAAAAAGAAATTAACAAGTGCAAAGACTGCAAGAGATCCAGACAGTCGTATTAATAAATCCCTTAGAGCATGGAACTGTAGTTATAAACCTGAAGGTAAATTGGTTGAAGACTACGAAGAAAAAGCAAAAAGTAGGCAGAAGTTTGTGGATTTTTACAAGAAAGCAAAAGACGCTAAGGCAAAAAAGCAATCAGATTCGGTGAGAACAGATAGTAGAAAACATGGAATAAAGTTCTCAGACTCAAAAGGAAGTGGTAGATTAAAGGCTGGAAAGAAAATTTATGATTAAACTTGCTATATAGATTAGCATATTAGATTAATCATGACTAAATTTTTACTACCTATTGCTATCAACATTATAGATAAAGCAGTAGATAAGATCCCTGAGGATCTAGAGGACAAACTAAAGACGTTTGTTATTGGACTTCTTAAGAAGGCTGCTGCCAAATCAGGCAACAAAGTAGATGATCAACTAGTGGAAGCACTAGAGAAGGCCCTACTAGGTTCTTGAGTTTATAAATATCTTTAGAAAAAGATTTTTATAGGGAACGAATCATGGCTCTTTGGGGTACAAATGATAATATACCGTCAGTAGGAACCGTTACATTAAATTGGACTCCAAACGCTGATGGATCACATACAGTCACAGGTAGTGCAACACCTACAGTTTTCGGAACAGTTGGTGCTGCTAAAACGGGCGATATAATCCGTTTTGGTTTGAGAGATGGTGTAGAGACATCAAAATATTTTGGAGATGCAGTAATCACAGGTATTACAAGTGCAAGAACTTTAACTATTGGTTCTACTGCTGGACTTGTTAATGCAGCAATCGCAGATACTAGTTACTACATATCTGAACTTCCAAAATACACAGTATTGGATAGTTATTACAGTAATACACACGATACAGTTGCAACATTTAAGAACATTAAACAAGCAGAAGCTTCTATAGCATCTGTTACTGCTGGTGTTGGTAAGACTGTAGTTGGAGTTAATGCTGATGATGGATCAGATATCTCAGTATTAGGTCTTAAGAAAGGAGATGCTTTAGTAAATAACAGCACTACAATTATTATTGGAGCAGTTGAGTCTGCTGTAAGTACTGCAAACGCAAACACTACCGTTGGATTAGCATCAGTCTTTGCTGTTGCTCCTGGTGGAATTGTTGTTGGAGATACTGTTGATGTTGATGTTGCTGGACAAGGTGTAGTCGGTGTCGCTATTACAGAGATAACTGCTTCTTACGTTGCAATCGGTGAAACTGTAAATACTCAGATTAATGCTGGTTCTGACGTAACCTTTAGAGGTAATGTAATTAGTCTTGAAGGTACAGTTGCTGCAACTATTACTCAGAACGATCCACTTATCTTCCAGAGAAAGTCTGGTGGATATGATAGAAACGTCTATGGTATTTCAACTACTACTCAGTTAGGTACAGGTTCTGACGGTGGAATTAATGGAAAAGAATATATTACACCTGGTGCTGGATGGGTTGGTGTTACAACCTTCATTGATATGCACGGTAACTTAAGAGTGAAGAGTGAAATACTCGTCGCTGCTGGTGGAGATGCTGGAATCACAACTGGTTCTGATAGTATCGCATACCCAACTAATAGAGGTGCTAACGCATAAAACTTAATTTAATCTCAATATAATATGAAATTTGATGAATTGAATGAAAACAATTATTTGTTATTTGCTATAAAATTCTATGATAATCCTCAAGCTCTCACTAGAGATGATTTTGATGATGATTTGAAGCGAATCAAATACATAAAAAGATTACTGAAAAGGTATAAGAATACAGGTGAGCTTAAGGTTCACCTTATTTTAAATCACCTAACAGTTCTATTCAATGTGTTTGATGATGCTGCTGTAGCATTATTGTTTTACAATTTAGAAGAAGATCTTTGGCCCTATCTAAAGAGTTTTCTTGTATTTCTGAATAGAATTGCAGAGTATCCTCGCACTGCAATTAATGATATTCATGAGGATAAAGACTGTTTGAAACAACTTCAGGAACTCTAATGAATATTAATAGGTTCGTTTCTAATATAAAACACATAAGAGAAGCAGCACCTACTAATTCTTCAGGTACTGGTGGTTTCGGTGCTAGTGCATCATCCCCAGTTGCAGGATATGATAAATATCTATTTCCAGGTGATGCTGGTTTATTAACCAGAGATTATCAGACACCCTATGGTTTGAAATGGGGTTTGAGTGATGTTGTTCCTGTTAAACATCTAACACTTGATGATATTGATATTATGACTAATGCGTCTAAAGAGTTTTATAATAAAATGACTGCACCAAAACCACAAAAATCTAATCCTATGGAGAATGTAATGAACATTGTTCGTAGTCTTAAGGAAGAAGCACCTGTAAACAATGTGGGTGGTGGTGCTATTGCAGGAGCAGTTGGGGGAGAAGCACCTCCTGTGTTTAGTAAGAAGAAGAAACCGCCAATTCTGGCCAGAGGATTAATGCCTGGTGCTAGAAAACGATGGGCAACCAAGAATTAGGAAGATGGAAGATAATCATAAGGGTGTAAATGCTGCAATATTAGAAAGATTAGAGAAAGTTGTATCAACGTTACAAGACAATTCAGTTAAGATGGGTCAGTTACTTGCTGTCCATAATGAAAAATTAGATAAGCAGGATAGAATAGATGCGGTATTATTTGAGAAGGTGGAATCGCTTCACAGAGAAGTCAACCGTTCAACTACAGAGATTAAAAAGGGCTGTGAGAGAGATATTCGCAAGGTAGATACTCGTCTTCAGGTAATTGAGAAGAAAATGTGGTCAATTTTTGGTGCATTAAGTATAATAAGTTTCCTTGTTAGTCCTGTTGGACAAAGAATTATGGGGTCGGTGTTGACTCCAGCAGTAGAATCGAGTATAATACAAAAAAATTAACGACTCATAATGAGTGAAGTTCACTTCAAGAAGCATCGTGTGTTCAGAGAAACAGAGGATGTTATTTTTTATGATATATCAGTCGAGGAATCGAATGCATCTGACCTTGTAGTGCATACTGGTGCTGCTACATCACCTCCTAATGATGTAGTGGGTGCAAAACAGTTCTATATTCACAAATATCAGGACGATTACAACAGAGTTGTACAAGGTGAGAGGCAGTTTGAGTTAGTAAACTTTGACTGGAAGTATCCATACCATATAGTGCATCTAAATCGTGCTAGTGGTGCCCTAATGATACCTAAACTGACGTATCATAGGTCAGTATCAGGTGATGGAGGGTCTATTGTCATCAATCAATCTCAAAGGTATGATGGATTCAGTAGTGAATCTGAGTTTATACCTGTATCTTGTGCAGCCGTACCTAAATTGTACAAGGTATTGATGCATGAGAAACCTGTGGTGCATACCCTAGGAGAATAATGGACATAATTGATTCCAAGTTTATTGGATTAGTGTCTTCACGACTTCAAAAGTTTAAGAGAGTGAAGGCAGACTTATATAATTTCCGTTGTCCTCTCTGTGGAGACTCTCAAAAGCATAAAAATAAGGCAAGAGGATATCTCTATCAGGTAAAAACTAATACCAATTACAAATGCCACAATTGTGGTGCTAGTTTATCCTTTAATAATTTCTTAAAGCAGTTAGACCCTACACTCCATAAGCAATATACTATGGAGAAGTTTAAGGAAGGTTATACTGGTAAAAATTTTGTTGTAGAAGAACCAAAATTAGAATTTAAAAAACCTATTTTCAAGAAACAGTTAGATCTTCCTAAAGCATCTGAGGTTCCTATTGCTAAGGAATATCTTGAAAAAAGAATGCTAGATCCTACAAAGTTTTATTTCGCAAAGAAGTTTAGAACTTGGGTAAATAGTAAAAAAAGAACGTTCGATTCTGTCCAAAAAGATGAGAGTCGAATTATTATTCCCATGTATGATACAGAACGTAATCTCATTGGGTTTCAAGGAAGGGCCCTAGGCCCTAACTTTGTTAAATATATCACTGTGATGCTTAATGATGATGCACCAAAAGTGTTCGGATTGGAACAAATCGACAAAACAAAAACAGTCTATGTTACAGAAGGCCCCTTCGACTCAACATTCATTAGAAATAGCATTGCAATGTGCGGTGCAGACGGTGATGTTCGGGGGTGGGGTATTAGCAGTCCTGTATGGGTGTATGATAATGAGCCGCGGAGTAATGAGATTCTTAGACGAATCGAATCTACCATCGACAGAGGTGAGTCTGTTGTTATCTGGCCACAAAAGATAAAAGAGAAAGACATAAATGATATGGTTCTTTCAAAATATGATATAATGTCTATATTGGAATCGAATACATATTCGGGATTAGAAGCAAAAGTTAAATTTAACAACTGGAAAAAGGTATGAGCAACGTTATCAACGTTAAGAAACGCAATGGAAGAGGCATGGAACCTCTTCAACTTGAAAAAATGCATAAGATGGTTGATATGGCCACTGAAGGACTTGCAGGTGTATCTGCTAGTCAAGTAGAAATACAATCAGGAATTCAGTTTTATGATGGTATTACTACTGCAGAAATACAAGAGATTCTAGTTAAGTCTGCGAGTGATTTAATTTCTTTAGATACACCAAACTATCAATACGTTGCTGCTAGATTGCTTCTCTTTGGACTTAGGAAGAGTTTGTATGGTCGTTACCATGAACATCCACTTGTTAAGGATCATGTAATTAGATGTATAGATGCAGGAGTATATGACAAAGAGTTACTGGATTTGTATTCTGATGATGAGTATGTTAAACTCCAGTCATTCATAGACCACGATAGAGATTATCTCTTCACCTATGCAGGTCTTCGTCAGGTAGCAGATAAATATCTAGTACAAGACAGAAGCACAGGAGCAGTATATGAGACTCCACAGTTCATGTATTTGCTTATAGCAGCATCTATATTTTCAAAATATCCACAGGAAACAAGATTAGATTATGTCCGAAACTACTACAACGCAATCTCCAAGCACCGAATCAACATCCCCACCCCAATCATGGCAGGTGTCCGAACACCCATTCGTCAATTTGCATCTTGTGTTTTGGTTGATATTGATGACACCCTCGATAGTATCTTTAGCAGTGATATGGCTATTGGCAAATATGTCGCACAGAGGGCTGGTATCGGTATTAACGCAGGTAGGATCAGGGGGATCAACAGTAAGATCAGGGGTGGAGAAGTTCAGCACACAGGTGTTGTCCCCTTCCTTAAAAAGTTCGAAAGTACTGTTAGATGCTGTACTCAAAACGGTATCAGAGGAGGGTCGGCCACTGTCCACTTTCCTATCTGGCATAAGGAAATCCAAGACATCCTCGTCCTCAAAAACAACAAAGGAACAGAAGACAACAGAGTCAGGAAACTCGACTACAGTATCCAGTTAAGTGAATTATTTTATCAAAGGTTTATCGACAATAAAGAAATCTCGCTTTTTTCCCCTCATGATTGTCCTAACTTGTATGAGAGTTTTGGCACCTCTGAGTTTGATGAGTTATATTGCAGTTACGAATTGGATGAATCCATCTCCAGAATCACAGTCGGAGCTCAAGAATTAATACTTGACCTCTTGAAAGAAAGAGCAGAAACTGGTAGAATATACATAATGAATATTGACCATTGCAATTCTCACTCATCATTTCTTGATAAAGTAGAGATGAGTAACTTGTGTCAAGAGATTACATTACCAACTAAACCTATACAACACATTGACGATGAATCTGGGGAAATTGCTCTCTGTATCCTTTCTGCTATTAATATTGGCAAAATTAGGGATCTTTCGGATCTTGAAGGCCTCTGCGATCTTACTGTTAGGAGTCTTGATGAACTTATTGATTTTCAACGATACCCCGTCAGAGCAGCAGAAATCGCAACTAAAGCACGTAGATCACTCGGTGTTGGTTACATCGGTCTAGCACACTATCTTGCTAAGAATGGTTTCGCATATGGAGATGAAGGTGCATGGCAGTTAGTACATGACCTTTCAGAAGCATTCCAATATAACTTAATTAAGGCAACTGTACAGGTTGCAAAAGAAAAAGGTGCATGTGAATATTCTGATAGGACTAAATATTCTCACGGTATATTACCCATCGACACATATAAAACGGACGTTGATGAAATTGTTCCTAATGATTTAAAGTATGATTGGGAAACATTAAGAAACGACGTAAAACAATATGGAGTACGAAATAGTACGTTATCTGCACAGATGCCCTCGGAGTCTTCTTCAGTCGTCTGTAATGCTACGAATGGTATTGAACCACCCAGAGACTATCTCTCGGTCAAGAAGTCTAAGAAAGGCCCTCTTAAACAGATTGTTCCTTCTTACAACACCCTTAAGAATAACTATACGCTTCTTTGGGAGATGCCTAGCAATGTTGGATATATTAATATTGTTGCTGTTATGCAGAAATTCTTCGATCAAGCGATTAGCGGAAACTGGAGTTATAACCCGCAACAATATGAGGGTGCTGAGGTTCCTACTTCAGTGATGGCACAAGATCTTTTGACTACATATAAGTACGGTTGGAAAACATCTTATTATCAGAACACATATGATAATAAGTCGGATGATGTGGAAAGCACAACATCAGTTGAATCTAATGATGGGGATAAGTTAAAATGTCTAGTCGATGACATTATGAGTTCAGAAGAAGAGGTCTGCGAGAGCTGTGCAATTTAAAACAAATTCTACGAGGAAAAAAGTGGTTGATTCAATGACTGTATTTAATACAGAACAAGTTGATACTAAAAAACAACCTATGTTTTTTGGTGCACCTTTAGGTGTTCAGAGATACGATTCTTATAAGTATCCTGCATTTGAGAACTTAACTAAGTCTCAGTTAGGATATTTCTGGAGACCAGAAGAAGTTTCCTTACAGAAAGATAGAGGAGATTATCAGCAATTAGATAAGCAACAAAAACATATCTTCACATCTAACTTAAAGTATCAAACAATGTTGGATAGTGTTCAAGGTCGTGCACCTGGTATGGCTTTTGCACCATATTGTTCTCTACCTGAGTTAGAAGGTGCTATGAATGTATGGCAGATGATGGAGATGATTCATTCTCGTTCATATACTTACATAGTTAAGAATGTATATTCAGATGCTTCTGAGGTATTTGATACTATTCTTACTGACGAAAGAATCTTAGAACGTGCTGCAAGTGTAACTAAAGCATATGATGAATTTGTAAACCATGCACATCAATGGGATCAAAGTAATCATTGGAGAGAAGATTGGAAAGAAGGATATAATTCTTCCTTTGAAAGAAAACAATTAAAAACATACTTATACAGGGCAGTCGCAAATGTTAACATACTGGAAGGTATTAGGTTTTATGTTAGTTTCGCTTGTAGTTTTGCCTTTGGTGAACTTAAACTTATGGAAGGGTCAGCTAAGATTATATCCCTCATTGCAAGAGATGAGAACCAACACCTCGCCATCACCCAAAACATTTTAAATAATTGGAAGAAAGGTGATGATCCAGAAATGGTTGATATTGTTAAAGAACAAGAACCTTGGTTGATACAAGCATTTAAAAATACTGTTGATGAAGAAAAGAGATGGGCTGAATATCTATTTAAAGATGGTAGTATGATTGGATTGAATGATAAACTCCTTCAACAGTATGTTGAGTGGGTTGCTAATAAGAGGATGAGATCAATAGGTCTTAAACCTGTTTATGATGTACCAATCAGAAACAATCCATTACCATGGACAGAGCATTGGATATCCTCAAAAGGACTCCAAGTTGCACCACAAGAAACAGAAGTCGAATCTTACATTGTTGGAGGTATTAAACAAGATGTTAAAAAAGACACATTCTCAGGTTTTAAACTCTAGTAAAACATATCATGTATATCTACATGAAAAATGTTTATTTAAAAATTTAAATCAAGAAGAGTTTGATGTTATTTGGGGAAGGTTATATCATTCCTATTGGGATGGCCTTTCATATTCAGAAATTGATATAGATGAAGCAACACTTATAGATTCATCCTATTAAAATGAACAAGACATTAGAAAAAATATTAGAACCTATCGTCCTCATTGGGATGACGGGTTTTCTATTGGTGATGTTTGGAATCTTTACTGTAGAGCATTTCTTAGTCAGACCTCCTATGAGATTGTTAGGACTGGGTGAGTATAAGAAAAGGAGAAGAAGAAAATGAAAATAGAATTTGAAAAACAATTTGGTAAGGGTACAGACCCTTGGTATGCAAAGGCAGAGAGATGGGTTAAGAAAAAATTTAAGAATCCATTTATCCAACACTTAGCATTAGGTTTCATTACTTGGTTAAAAGAAGTATGGATTGAAGGTAAAATCAAAATGGAAATGAACAGTGTAGATGAACAAATCAAAGAGATTCATAAAGAGTGGGATGAACAAACAAAACCTAAAGTAAGAATTATTGAAACAGAATCAGAGGTAGAAGGTTTGAAAGACATGAGTATTCAAGCATACCAAGAAGCAGCAAAAGCAGATGCATGGTTGTTCGGTGATTACGATGCATATGAAGTATTTGAAGATAAAGAGGATTCTTAATCCTCTTTTTTTGTGTCTAAATATCTTTATAATAATTTTGTATTAGTTATGCAACCTACATTAGATCCTAAAGAAATAAAGGATATTGGTGATATATGGAAGAACATTACAGATCCCACCAAGACTCCTCCAGATGAGACACCTGTTACACCAGAACCATATGATCCTCCTGCAGGTGCTATCAGTAAAAGAGATGAACTAGAAGCAACAGGTAAGTTTTCTTCTAGTGAGATTGATAATATTCTAGCAGATGTAGAGGAACCTCCAACACCAGAAGCACCTTCTGAAGATGGAACAGGAGTATGAAAATCCCTGGTACTACCAAGGTACAACTTTCACTTCTGACGATATTGGCGATTTCTTCGGTTACATCTACAGGATTACTAATCTTCAAAACGGTAGACAATATATCGGAAGAAAGTATTTCGTGCAGAAAAGAAAACCCAAAGGAGGAAAGCGAAGAGTCACCTCAGAGTCAGACTGGAAAAAGTATTACGGAAGTTCCCCCGAACTTAAAGATGATGTTAAACTATATGGAAAGGACTCCTTTAAAAGAGAAATCCTTAGTCTCCATAAAACTCTCGGAAAAGTAAATTATGAAGAGACTAAACAATTGTTTCTTCATAATGTTTTAACTGAGGCTCTTGACGACGGGACTCCTGCATATTATAATAGCAATATTCTAGGTCGTTATATGAAGAAAGACTATGGAAACTTCTGATGCTTTAGCAGGTAGTTTATATGCAACTCATACTCATGCTATAAAAAGATTAAATCAATTAATTGAAGAGGGTAGAGATGCTGATGCTTGGGCTATGATTCATGAATATGAAGAATGGTTGGATTTGCACACAGATAAAGATCATGAACACGATATATACTCTTTAGAATACATCGGAGATGATAGTGAATACGATTAAAGAACAAGCAATAGGAATATTAAACAGAAGGTTTCCCAACTCAACTATTGAGAGTATAGATGAGTGTGCAAATGATTGGTCACGTAAACAAGTAACTACTATAGGCCTTGTAAATTTCTATAAAGCATACTATAATAGTAAATATACAAACCATTAGGTTATTCAAATGCAAAAAATTGTAAATGTCATCGCGTTGTCGTCTGGTGTTGTATCTCTTGCCCTTATTGGGCTGGGTGTATTTACTTATGTACAAAGAGATAAACTCGTTGATAATGTTAAGTCCAGAGTTATGGAAGCAGTTACTGACGCACTTCCAAGCGTAGTAGGTGGTTCTTTACCAGGTACTACTGGTCTTCCAACAGCACCTTCAGCACCAGATGCAGCAAATCCTCAATCACCTATACCATTAGGTTTTTAAGAATACTATATAGGAGTAGTTATTTCTATCCCTATGGCTGAAAAAGTCGAAGCAATAAAAGAAGAGAAAAAAGGCCCTCTTGGTAAGCTAAAGGAAGCAATCGTTCCTGATTCCGAAGAGCAAGCAGCCATCATTAGTACACTTGTACGGCTGGGTGTTCTTGTTTGGTCGGGTGGAATATTGACATTAAATTACGTAGCTATACCAGGTGTGCCTCAACAAAAAATAGATCCAACTTTCATAGCCTCAGTTTTTACTGGAGTTTTGGCTAGCTTTGGAATTCAAACAGCAAGCAAGAAAGGTGATGGAACTATGAAGATGGATAAGGGTGGTGGAACTGGCCCTAACGGAAACATATCTAAAAAGGATATGGAAATGTTAATTGCGAAAGCAGCAGCAACTGCACCTACTCAAACCATTAGAATAGAACAAGCACCATTAAGTATTGCACCTGTAATACCCCCTAAAAAATCATCGTAATGACTAAATTAAACGACGTAGTTAAAAGAGTAGAAGTATTAGAAAAAGATACATCAAAGGTTAATAAGATTCTTCCTAAAGTTTCTGTTGTCCTTTCAACAATCGCATTGATACTTGTATTCTTGTAATATATAATATACACTTAGATAAAAATAATGTTACCAATTTTATTAACAGTAACAACTACTATGTCAGAAATTAATCCCTCTGATGTAGAGTTTACTACTCAGGAAGCAACTTCCCAAATCGTGATAGCAGATACTCCAGTGAATATGGATGGTATATGTGAGATGATTTCTTTCGATGAATACATTTGTTACGATAAATAATATACACTTAGAGAAAAACAATGTCTTGTAACGATCACGAAAAGATGAATCCTGTTGTACATGCTTTGTATCATGCAAAGGAATGGGATAAGAAAATGATAAAGAAATTCCAAGATAAATTTAATTTAACTGATTATCAAATTAAATGTATTGCCTTTGCTAAAGGTTTTATAATTGGTGCGATTCTACTTTAATGGAATTTAACGAAAGTAATGTAATAGAATCACTTAAAGATATCTCTCCATACATCGAAGCTGATGGAGGGTATCTTGAGTTTGTCGAGATAGAAGAAGAAACAAATTTTGTTAAGATAAGACTTAGTGGTGCATGTGAGACATGTGCTATGAGTGCTATGACTTTAAAAATGGGCATAGAAAAAAAATTACTTCAAGACTTTCCTGATTGTAATGGAGTTGTACAGGTTCTCTAACACAGTCAGTAAGTCCACACACAAATGCGTAGAAATACTTATATGGTATAATAAATAATATCAATAGTACAGGATTGAAACAATCATGCCCTTTACTCAAAACAAACATTATACTGTTGGTTATCACGATAATCAAAATCATAAAGTGGAAATTTGTGAGTACGCAATAGACGCATTCCAAGCAATACAAAACGCACAAGAGGATGTTCCAGGTTTATCGGAGCACCCTCATTCTTGTGAGTACTGTATTCTGGAGGACTCATGAAAATTTTTAAATTAAAATATCTACTACAAGCGTGGTGGTTATTTGTAATCATGATAGCAATTGCTGCTAGCCCTAAGATCGCATATGCAACATCCTCAGAAATCACCATGGGTTCTGGTGGGAACCTTATCTTTAGTCCTAATGAACTTACTATATCCGTTGGTGATACGGTTAAGTTCGTTAACGGAGAACTACCCCCTCACAATATGGTAGTAAAAGATCATCCCGAACTTTCGCATACAGACTTGTCTTTTCTGGGTGGGGAAAGCTTCGAGGTTACTTTCCCCGAATCTGGAGACTATGAATTCCAGTGTGATCCTCATGCAGGAGCAGGTATGACTGGAATAATTCACGTTTACTAACAGAACAAGAAGAACACTTGTACTAGATTCATACATAATACTAATACTACACATTAGTTTATGTTATCTACCCAATATCGTCTTCGGTTAGAAGGCATCTGCAAAGACATTGCATCAGGAACAGAAGTAAGTATAGATGATATGATATGGGCACAAAAATTATCAAAAGCAAACACCTCAGCAAGAGGAATGTTAAACAAGGCTCGTCGGATGAGTACAGATCCAGACGAGTCTTTTCTTAATGGCCTGAACATTGGAGACCCCGACTCAGGCAACCATAGAAGGGGTTTTGGATGTCCAGAAGATGTAGTCGATTGGTTTCATCAAGAGAGACCTGATGACTGGAGACAAAGGGATTGAATGAAGTAGTCTGGTCAATAAATATAATGTGTGCTATACTATTAATATGTGTAGGCATAGTAATTTATTGGATCTTTATGTATGATACGTGGTATCCTAACGACTAGATGGTTAATACTACCAATAATAATAACAGCGTGTGGTACTGCTCCAGTTACCCCACCAGCTGGTGCGTTGGAAGTTGAAGAAGAACTAATGCTGAAGATAATAAATTACGCAGAAGGATATAGAGCAACAAAAATAAATCTTGATATTGATTCCATGATAAATAGTGCACTAATGGAGTTTGAAAATGGGAGCAATGATACCCCCAAGTCAGAAGAGTTGTTACAACTTTCGAGTAACGAAGATTAACAAAGTAGTTGACGGTGACACAATTGATGTTACAATAGACCTTGGATTTGATTTATACAAAAAAGAAAGGGTTCGCGTAGCTGGGATTGATACTCCTGAGAAACGTACCCGTGACTTAGAGGAGAAAGCACTTGGAATCGACGCAACAAACTGGCTCAAAGCGAAACTGGCTGAAGCCATTACTGGTGACGACGAGCTTACTATTAGGACTGAACTTAGTGGTGGCATCGGCAAATATGGTCGTCTACTGGGGTGGTTATATATCGGGGATGGCGACGTGTCACTTAATGAAGAAATGATCAAGCTAGGATATGCATGGGAATATGATGGTGGAACGAAGCAAAAGAACTTTGAGGAACTACGAGAGATTCGTAGATCATTCGGTTCATTAAATGCTGGCTAAACTTAAGAAGGCATATGTAAATTTCACATTGACTTTTGCAATGCCTTTACTTATATTAAATGGTATAACTGGTCATTATTCTACATGGTGGGATAAAAAGATGGATGATACTGATACTTTAGTTGCTTGTAGAAACTTAGCAGACAAAGGTTTAGGAACCAGAGAGGAATGTCAGGAAGAGTTTGATGATCGTTATCATAATTTTATAGCAGAAGATATAATTGAAAAGGAACTTTGGGATCCTTTCTATAATCATATAAGTATGAACTATGTCCAACCTATACATGGATGGTACTATCGTAGAACAGGAAGTCTTTATAACTTCTATAGGTGTCGTGAGTATTTGCCAGACTTTGAGATGGTAGGAGAATGTATGAAAATTATTGATGAGGCAGACTGTATGGGTGGTATTGATGAGTGTGATTCTACTTCTTCTTAAGTGGTGGTAGACCTTTTTTCTCACGATACTTATTTGCTGCTATCTCACTACGACTTAACTTAGGAGGGTGTTTTCCTAACTTCTTTTTTATAGACGCAGTGAGTTTTTTAATGACTGGTTTTATTAATCTTAATAATAATGGTGTTGCAGCAGCACCTGCTGTGGCCAATACTGCAATCGCTACGGTTGTAGTTGACTGATTTATAGAGGGTAGAAATTTTTCAGCAGGGGTTGTAGGTTCGTACAATGTTATACAGACCTTACCATCTTTACTCAGTTCATGACCAATAACTTTCTCATCACCTGCTTGTGTTAAGTCGCCAAGTCTTAAGTTATTGGGGCCAGGACATGCTACTTCTGGAACTACATCACCAGTGTCTGGTACTTCTGGTGGGCCAGGTGGTGGTGCAACATCTGGTGGTGGAGTTTCTGTTGTAATTAATAATTGTTCTGGTTCATAATTGATTGCATCATATGTTGGATATTGGCCATTAGGGCAGGCTGTTTGTGCACCTTTAGGGTCATCATTTACAAGGTTCTTATCAAAAGGTAATCTAGTTACTTTGTTTTGATCATCAGGATGAAACTCTACACAACCTGGTAATTCTACAATAGGGAAACCAAGTTGTAATGTAACTGGAGGATGTATGTTATACATCATTTGACCGTTATATAATGTTGGGCCATAGATACCAATATCCCATATGGGTCTGGTAAATATTTGAGGTGATTGTATATTAATTTGCGGTATGCTCATTCTGGTGCGTTACCAATACTTATTGGTTTTAATATAGATGCATCATATGATACTTCTTTTGGTTCTTCAATTTTAACTTTATAATCAAGTGGTGTAATACCATGTTGATGTGGTGCTACAACACCAGGTTTATTTACAAGAATAACATCTGCACATACAGAGGCATAGGGGCTTTTGGGGTGGAACATTATACCAGCCTTCATTAGTTCACCACAGTTTTTTAAACGAGCTATCTCAAAGTCTAATCTTTTATTTGCAGTTGCTTGAGTCATCAATGCAATATTAGCAGCTGCAGCATTCTTACACAGTTCTTGTAGTTTCTGATCTATAGGTCTTGACCAAGTTGCTGAGAATCCTACAGAGAGATTATAACCATCTGTCTGTCCAGTTCTTGTAGGAATATAATAAAGGATTTGGCCAGGGTTATCGGGTATATTATCGTTATCATTATCTGCGTTGTTGTATACTGGATCTTGGAAGGTTCGTTCGAACGGCCGTTTGAAACTTCCCGTTCCATTGACGTATGGGGTAAGGTTCATGGTAGGCCCTTGACATGCAATACCAGCACCATATTGATTAGTTATATATGGGCCCTGTAATACCTGTATAGCTTGATTGGTTACTGAGCCAGAGGAATTTGCTATTGGATTTGCAGTAGCAGAAACCCCTCCCACGTCAGTCGCATAGGAAGGGGTACATGTAAGTGCACTTAAAAGTAATAGAGCAAGTTTTTTGGCTACTGGCTGAATGTTGATTGTGTGTTTGTGACGCTTTCTATTGTTGTGGTTCTCTGTATTATTGTTTGCGTCGAAAGGCCAGGCCCCATGTAACTTTCGCTGTATTGAAAGGAACCTGCTGGATTCACGATTGAAAAGTTTGGTTTGTTGGTTAGATCCATTCCAGTCCATGTTGAAGTCACTCCCTCTATAGTATTAGTTCCAGATGTTACTGAAGGTGCTGATAGAGATACCCCATCAGCTTTTATATTTGTACCTGTGATTGTGTACTGATAGCCTGTATTATAGTCTATCGAATTTATGGTCTCCGTTACGGTAGATGTTGTCTCCGTGGAGCTTTGCATTGAGCCCTGAGTAAAATTAGGGACTACTGGTACAGCAATCGCAGTCCTCGCACTCGCAAGGACAGACGCAATCACACTTAGGACAAGTAACTTCTTCATTACTCATTCTAGTTCACGGTCAATGTAGTTACTACCTGGCCAGTGGCTGTGGTTCCAGCACCACCTGCTGTTAGAGCGATAGCTCCGTCTGTTGCAATAGTACCAGCTAGACTTCCTGCGTGACCACCAGAAGATGTTACAGTTTGACCATATGCTGGCATATCCATAACTGTTCCGAATGAGTTAATCGCAGGAGCAGCACTGTCTCCTGTTACGGCTGCAGTATATGTATGAGCAGTAACATCAACACCCGCACCAAGTGCATTCGTTTTGTCACCAGCAATGAAACTTTCAGTTAGGCTGAAAGCATCACCAGCTGTGGTAACTGTGTAGACACCATCGGAGTGAGTAGCGGCCACACCTGTAGTTTCGTTTGCTTGACCTAAACCGCCCATTGTACCTGCGGTAATATTTGTACCTTGTACACTGTAGGTTGAACCAATTCTTGTTGCATCTGTAGCTGCAGCATCAACACGAAGTTGAGTTGAAGCAGAGATTGTATGTATTATATCAGCTTTAGCTGGTGCCACTATCGCACCCGTCATCAATACCATTCCAATTAGTGATAGAACTTTCTTCATTTGTAGTTGGTAAAGATAGTTTAACGGCTTTATTTAGCGTTAAAATACCTAGGGTTGAAAAACTATAATATATACTGTATAATGAATAACATTAATGTACCAGACTGATGACAGAACAGCAAAACCATCTTAGAGAATTATTAACTCAAGCAGAAGAAATTAAAAATGATATTAATAATTTAAATGCACAAGCACAATCAAAAAAAGAGTTATTGCTCAGAGCATTAGGTGCAATAGAATATTTACAACAGATAGGTGTAACACTTGAAGAACAAACACCAGTAGTAACACCACCACCAACAGCAAAACCAAAATCAAAAGCAAAAGGCTCTTGACGAATTATCCCTATGTGTTATAATACATTTGTTGGACGCAACATAGGGAGTGACTGAATAAACTTACTGGCAATCGCTGGTTAAGGTGATGAGACACAGGTGGTGCTGCACCGAGAGGTGAATCGACTTACCAGTCGGGTCTCAGGCAAAGATGTATTTACTCTGTAGTAATGCCCATCTTTTGTTGGTACACAGGAATCCAACCTCCCCCCTTTTTTTCAAGGAATATATAATGGAAGTAACAATATACGACACCCCCAACACTATGAAAATCTTTTTAGATACAGCAGACACTCAAGAAATTAAAGATGGTTATGATACTGGTTTAATTGATGGAGTCAC